ACTCATTTAACTACTCCTAAACTACTTTTTCAATCTCGCGAAACATGGTAAAAGAAATAAACGCAATGGTAGAAGAAGCTTTACCCATGCCCAATAAGTGCGTATTTGAGCGGAATAGGTGCGATTACAGGCGAAAAGTGTTGGTTGAAAAGATTACTTTACTATTAAATAACTTTGTACAAAGTCAACAAAATGAACATACTAGGATTCGAGCTGAAGAAAATAGAGAAAGTTCCCCTACCTACTACTAACAACCGACCTATTGCATCCGTGATTCCTTTGGTTGAGCAGGGTAAATTAATAAACAACCCGGGGACCATCACTTGGCAAGGTCAAAATGGTGAAAGTCAGGTTAAAGCGGGCTATTCTGGTAACGATATTGTTTACTCGATTATTCGCCTTATTGTTGACAAAGTAAAGCAAGCGCCGTGGGCAGAATATCAGGTTGTAAACGAACAGGAGTATAAAAAGTATTCGGCTATTATGAAGCGTGCCGACCTTATTACAGATTGGAAGTCAGTTGAGGATATGCGAAGTAAGGCGTTAAAGTTAGTACCGGTAAAGACAAAGATTAGCGATTTACTACACACCCCGAATGAAAATGACACTTGGGGAGATATTATAGAGGCTTATTCGACTTTTAAACTAATTACAGGGAACGCTTATGTGTATTCGAAGATTATCCCAATGGGCAAAAATATGGGCAACCCTAATGAGTTGTTTGTCTTACCAAGTCAGTACATGCAAATCATGGCAGACCTTTCAGTCTTTCCCGTGAAGCCTTTAAACTATCAATTGTACATGCAGTTTGTTGAACAATTTACTAAGCAAGAAATCCTACACGATAAATACTTTAATCCCAATTGGAATATAGTTGGTAATCAACTTTACGGATTAAGTCCACTGCAAGCTGCGGCAAAAGTATTAACTAGGTCAAATGAGGGCAAACAAGCGGCGGTAAGTAATTACCAAAATGGTGGCCCAAAGGGTATTTTGTTTGTAAGTGATGAAAGAGCGGACCCAGCGTTTTCTTTACAAGAAGCGAAAGATATAAGGGCGGCATTATCAAGAAATCAAGGGTCAGCTAATGTTAATCAAGTTGAAACGAGTGCCTATAAAGTTGACTATGTACCTTTAGGATTAAGTCCTGTAGATTTGGATTTACTAAACGCCGAGAACATGGATCTAAGGGCGTTGTGTAATATATACGGCGTTCCTTCACAGCTACTAAACGATCCGGATAACAAAACGTATTCCAATACTAGGGATGGGGAAAAGGCGTTAACGGTTCGATGCGCATTACCGATGCTCACTTCAATTCGCGATCAGTTCAACAGAAAGTTTTTTAAAGATTGGGGCGGCAGTAAGAATATTATAGACTTTGACCCAATGGTATTTCAAGAACTTCAAGAAGATAAAGCCGTTCAAGTTGGATGGTTGAAAGATGCACCTTTAACCCTTCGCAGAAAGTTGGAGATAATGAAAGAGCCAACAGATGGGTATGACGAAGACCAGCTAAATTCTATTATCCTCAGTAACGGAATGACCACTTTAGAAGATATTTTAAACGGTCAACCATTGCAACCAAATAACACTCCTAGTGGCTACTAACAGTCGATTTATAAGACTTATTAAACAAGTTGAACGTAATAACGTTGCACCAATTGAGGCAGCTATTAACGCTCAATTAGATTATTTCATCAAGGAATACAAGCAAGGTAATTCACCAATGAGCCTACCAGTTAAAAACTTGAATAAAGCACTAAGGGCTATTTATGAACAATCGGGCTTACCTAATGCGGTGTTTGTCCGTGGCCAGATAAAAAGAAGTACTAAGGCCTTTGATAATATCGCAGACAAATTGAAGTGGATGATTAACGAATACTATAATCAAAACTTATTAGCACAAGCGGTGGTTCCGATAACAGAAACAACAAGAAGACAAATAGCTTCAGTAATGGTACAAGCGAATGAGAATGGGTGGGGTATTAATAAAATAGTCAGCGCATTGAAAAACACCGATTTAACTAAAAACAGGGCTAGATTAATTGCAAGAACTGAAAGCCTAAAAGCTGCTAACGCTGGTGCTATGTTAAGCGCGGCTGAAATGGATATAGCAGTAGATAAAATGTGGGTTAGCTCGCAGGATAACCGAACAAGAAGAATACCGCGCAATCAATATGACCATCTACATATGAATAAAAAACAAGTAGGGTTCAATGAATTGTTTATAGTTCCATCTACGAAAACAATTGATGCAATGTCATTCCCTGGCGATCCAAATGGAAGCGCGGGTTCTGTTTGTAATTGCCGCTGTACGGTGGTGTTTGTTCCGATTAAAAACGAGAATAACGAGCCAGTAAGTTTACGCGCAAATCTTCCCGCAAGTGGTGTATCTAACGTCTTCATGCGAATAGCCGCAATGGCAGCATCATTCAGTATCACATCCCAAATAATAGATAGTTTGATTGAGAGTATAGAGGGTGAAGTGTTTGTTTAGGGGTATTGACACCAATTAATGCAACGTACTGTTATGTCATCCTTGCCAATGATAATTTGATTAACGGTTGCGTATCCGAGCGCTAAATCTGTTTTGCTTAAAATATTTTCGCAATTAAAAAAATCGTCTAAATGAATCATCATTCCTATCTGTGGAACAAATGGGATTATAAAACAATTAACAGTAAACCATTCATGAATTTCATTGTCTAGCTCTTTAGTCCAATCGCAAAGAACGCTATCCCATTCGGGAGTAATTATTACTATTTTTATCATGTTTTTCAGTTTACCAAATATACTAAAATAGGGGTTCAAAAACAATTATTTCGGCTTAGTAATTTTGTTCTATGATATATAAATCATACGAAAAAGAAAGTTTATTGGACGTTCAAGGCAGAACGGTGAAAGCGTGTTGGTCAAGAATGGGTAATACCGATCTCGATAACGACATTATGGGGTTTGGTGCTTATACTAAAACAATAAACGAAAGAGGGCCACAAGGCAGGTCGGAAATATGGAGCCTTATAGATCACAAAGCAGACTTAAAAAACGCAATAGGCAAACCAAAAGAACTATATGTAGAGGGTGATATGTTAATTGCAGTAACTACAATTGTTGATACTGAAATTGGCGAAGACATTTTAAAACTTTACGGATCAGGCTGCATAAACTCGCATAGTGTTGGTTTTTCCACAATTAAAAGCTCTATGAATAACGAGAACGGGATAAGAACCATTCAAGAGGTAATGCTTTATGAAGGTTCGGCGGTTCTCTTCGGAGCTAACCCCGAAACGCCTACTTTAAGCTTGAAAGGTTATGTTGAAATGAGTGACAAAGATAGATTAGTTGCTCGTTTGGAAAGGTTATCAAAGGCTTTTAAATCAGGAACATTCACCGATGAAACATTTGGGCTTCTTGAAATAGAAATAAAACAAATTCAATCAAAAATACTCGAATTAAGCACCCTACCCGCAATTGCAGTAGAGCCGCCAGAAAGTGAACTATTGAAAGCGTTAAGACAATCAAATTTATCACTTAAAAATCTTTAAAAAATGGAAGATAAAATAATTGCGGAAATCAAGTCAATGACTGATATGATCGCAGAAATTAAAACAAAGTCAGATGCAAAGTCTGCACAAATTGACATCGCATTGGAAGCTAAAATGGCCGAGTACAAATTAGCCGCTGAAACAAAATCAGGCGATGAGTTAAAGGCAATCCAAAAGGAAATGCAAGACCAGTACGATGCATTCGTAACAAGTAAGGCAACTTCAAAAGTTATCGATATTAAAACAATCGACACCGCTTTTGCTGAAAAGTTGGAAGGCATGAACTTTAAAGAAGGCCAGGATAACGACCTAACTAATGACCTTAGAAAAAACAAGTCTGTAAGATTTGATTTCAACGAGGTTAAAGCGATGGGTTTAAACAACCTAACAGGTGATCCAGTTGCTTCTTACGGGCCACGTCAAGCGATCTTGCCTTCACAGAAAGTAAACTTTAGAGATTTGGTACCTACTTTGAATACTGAAACTGGTTTGTATGTGTTTTACAAGGAAACAGCAACAGCCAACAACGTTGCAAAGCAAAGTGAAGGATCTACTAAGGGCGAAAATACTTACGCTTTGAGCGAGGTTAAAATCGTTCAACAGTATATTGCAGGTACAACCACTTTTACTAAGCAAATGGCAACTTCATTACCTTTTTTAACTAATACTTTACCTCGTTTGTTAATGAGGGATTATTACAAAAAAGAGAATGCATTGTTTTATGCAACAGTATCACAGGCTGCAACAGTTGACACTTCGGCTGAAACTGATAAGGTTAAAAAGATAATTGATTTCGTTGCTGCTCAAATGCAGTTAGATTTCAATGCTTCTTTTGTTATCGTTTCTTACACTGACATGGCAGCTTTAATAAAAAGCACTTACACTAACGGTTATTATGCTAGTGCGGGTGGTGTTGCTTTGGGTAGTCAAAATGGCATCAGTATCAACGGCGTTCCTGTGGTTGCTGCAAGTTGGGCAACAGCTGGTAAGGCTTTGGTAATTGACCAAGATTACATCGAGAGAGTTCAAGTTAAAGGATTGGCAATAGAGTTAAGTTATGAGAATAACGATAACTTTGTTAAGAATCAGGTGACCGCTCGTATCGAATGTCAAACTGAAATAAACCTAATGCTTGCTGCTTCGGCATCATTCAGTACTTTATAGTAAGTTGTATTAAAAAACTAGAGCTGCATATTAATTTATGCGGCTCTTTTTTTGTATATTTGGTTAAACTAAAAAACATGAGTTATTATAGCGATAAAAAAAGTATTAAGGAAACTACTAAAAATAAAATAGTAGCAACTGCTGCTCATGAGGTTGGGGCTGAAATAATTGTTAAGGCTTTAAATTACTATTTCGGTAATACGCATACAAGTAATCAGGCTATTGAAATGATGAACAGAAACACAGCAAATTCATTAAAGTTAATTGTTAATGTTGCAAAAAAACAGGATATGGATAGCCACGAACTAATAGAATTTTTATTAGAAACAAGCGAAGAGATGGCAGCACAAGCATTAGTAGTATCAATGAGAGATGAATTAAAATATACAAGCCCCATTGAATGAACATCCTCTTTTACCTTCCCAATTACCTGCCATACACGGCGGGCGATACCATGGTTGCAAGGTCAATAGCTACCTACTTAAACAAAGAGCATAAGGTAACAATAATGCTACCAAGATTGGATAAGGAATACGAATACGAAGGGATAAGAGTTATACCTCGCATGGGTTCGGCATTTAGGACGTATGACGCGGTTTTTTGCAGCTTAGACACAACTAGGGAAGCTATTTTACTAAGCGGGTCAACGCCTTTGTTTTTCCTGCAACATAATACATTTGCTTACCCTTCAATTGATGAACATAGTCACGTTAATATAATTGCTAACTCTTTTCACGGCTCTAAACAGTTCCCGAATAACGATACCTTTATTTTACCTCCATGCGTGAATATTGAAGATTACGAAGTAGAACCTGGCGATTGCATTACTTTAATAAATTGCAACGAAAATAAAGGCGGTAAGATATTTCACGAAATAGCCAAAAGAATGCCAGATAGAAAGTTCTTACAAGTGATTGGGAGTTATGGCACTCAATTTATTTCCACAGACGAAAAGCCAACTATTTTAAATATCGATAATAAACCCCTTTTAAGCGGGTTGGGCTACTTGCCTAACGTAACTGTAATGGAAAACCAACAGGACATAAGAGAGGCGTACAAACGAACTAGAATACTACTTATGCCATCTAGTTACGAAAGTTGGGGGCGGACAGCAAGCGAGGCGATTTGTTCGGGCATTCCTGTGATAGCTTCACCCACGGTTGGGTTAAAAGAGAACATCGGGAATGTTGGTATTTTTGTACAAAGAGATAATATCGAAGATTGGATGAAAGAAATAAATAAATTAGACGGGAAAAAAGAATATCAAGCGGCTTCCAAAAAGGCGAAAGACCGTGCAAAGGAAATGCAGCATATGAGTAAATTAGAACAATTAAATAGGTGGTTAAAAAAGAAAATATATGGCTTACAATCAAATAATTGACATTACTAACGTGGAAGTAGGGTATGTAAATGGCCCAATAACTTTGGCTCAGGCTAAGGCTTTTTGCAGGGCGGAAAATACAAGTGCTTCACAGGATGCTTTGTTCAATATTTGGATTATGGCCTCAAGGGCTAAAGTTGAGCAGTATTGTGGACTTAGTTTGATACCTCGAAATATTGTTGCGGTGTTACAAGCACCACAAGGAATGATGGAATTGCCAATGGGCCCAGTAACGAGCGTTCCCGTATTTGTAGATAGTGAAAATGTTGCGCAGACTATTACTTTAATCGGGTTGGGTTATCCATCAATTAAACACGCAGTTGGATATACTAAAGTTAGTTATACAGCTGGTTTTGCTGAATGCCCAGAATTGTTAAAACAAGCGATCTTAATGCAAGTTTGTTACTATTGGGAGAATAGAGGTGATGAACAGATGCAGGGTTGGGCTAGTGGGGTTGTTTCAATTTGTCAAAAGTTTAAACGTAGTTTTTAATATGAAAAAAAGTATTGTAAAAGAAATCAGAAAAGTATCTAGTGGGCTTCCTGTAATAATGAGGCATAGTAGTGAAATACACCCTGTATTAGGCAGCGAATTAATTTTACAGGGTGTAACTGAGGCTGAGGGTAAGCCTGTTGTTTCAGACAGTTTATACACTTGTCGCATGCCTGTAATGATTGCTATAAATCACGAAAACAAACTAAAAAAAGAGTACAAAGAAAATGGCACTAATGGCATGAAGGCATATATTTTAGCAGTAATGAACCATGCCAAATTAAATAACATAGTGAATGAAACTCCATAAAAAAAATAATCAAATTGTTGCGGGAGATTTAAAAGACCGCTGCAAATTACTTCAACCTACATCCACGTCAAACGGTAGGGGTGGAAGTGCTGTTGTTTATTCGGAATACGCTGAGGTATGGGTGAAAGCTATGCCTGCCAATAACTCACGGACTTTATCCGAGGCTCAGGTAACTTTTTTTGATGCGTTTAAATTCACTATCCGTACAAGCGAAATCCCTGTTAACGCCAATTGGCAAATAACATTCAATAGTAGGACTTACACGATACACGCCGTACATGATATTAATAACGCCTATCAATATTTAGAGATATTGGCATATTCTAAAAAGCTATGATAAATATGAGATTAGACGGCATTAAAGGACTAGAGGCTAAGTTAAAAAACTTAAACAAAGAAATGAGTGACGGGATAGACAAGGACATGCAAGCAATGGTTATGGAAACAAACGCGGAACAGAAACAATTAGCACCCGTTAATAAACAAATGGGTGCAGGCGGAACATTAAGAAGTAGAACACAATTTAGCAAAATAGGGGCATTGAATTACGAGTTGATTTCAGCTACCAATTACGCAGCTTACGTGGAATGGGGAAGTGGTACGCATGTAGACGTACCAACTGGATTAGAAAAAGAGGCTATTAAATACAAAGGAACAAAAAGTATTGTAGGGCAAAATGCTCAACCCTTCTTTTTTGCTCCTATATTCCGCAATAAAATAAAGCTTATAGAAAAGATTAAAGGGAGATTTAAATAAATACAAATACTGTTTTGTTTTTACGCCTTCCTCTTAATTGACCACCTAAAGTTTCGCGATCCATGCCAACCGAGTTAGCGGCATCTTTCATACAATTAAACACGATTCCACTAACTGTATTTAACACTTTTCTTGCTTTATGGTGATCCCCGCCACTTGGAATTAGTCCATTTTTAAAAGCGTGTATTTTATTTTCACTAGAAGTATTCCATTCAAGGTTTTGCAGCCTATTATCACTTTTAATGCAATTTATATGGTTTACTTCTGATTTATTTTCAGGATTAGGTATAAACGCAAGTGCTACTAAACGATGTATTCTAATTAGCTTTGCTTTTTTACAATTACATAATTCAATATAAAAATAACCATTCTTTTGCAGTTGTGGCTTTCTTATAGATTCTTTGTAATGTTTAAAATTAGTGCCAATGCTTCTTGTTTTAGGTAGACTTTTTATTCTACCCCAAGAAGACACTTGATAATCAGAGTAGCCTTCTATTGTTTTCCAAACTTCCATAGCCTTAAATTAAAAACCCGCAAAGTAGTTATGGAGGTAACTACTTTAACGGGCTATCACAATCTTTTTGCATCCTCCAATGCCTTACAAATATAAGAATAAAATTCATATTTTTGCTTTATGAAACTAATTTTTTATTATCTCATACCCGCCTACTTTAATATCCTTTACAACACGATACTAATTGAAGGGCTTTATCTACCTGTTTATGACGGTCAAGTCCCACCCGATGTAATGGGTTCATATATATTAATAGGCGAGCGTAATGCATCACAAACAAAGGCTAAGGGCAGGTTTAATCTAGAATGCAATATCTTAATAGACGTTTGTATAAAAGGGGCTAATTATGGGTTTAAGGAAAGCGAAGACGCAGCTAACCAAATACTGCAATTAATAAACAGCGATGTAAACCCCGTGTGCGCTAGTAGCTTTCAGGTAGTAACTACTAACGTTGAATCGGTTAGTAATTTAGCGGGGATAAATGCAAGTGACAATATCTTCAGGACTTTAATTAGATACTCCCACAAGGTTAATCAGATTTAATTATTTCCCTCTTTTAATAGCTTTGTAATATTCTCGAAATCAAACGCGCCTTGTTCTCTATCCACTAATTCTAAACGTGGTCTAGCCATCATTATTCCACTTGCAAGGCTTACTTTAATGTAATAAGATTGCCCTAATTTGGCGTTAAAAAATACGCCCCTTGTTACCCCTGTTTGTATAGATAATTCGTTTTTCCCTTCTTGGTAAATCTTAATAACCATCTTTGAATTATTCCTAATTGTACCAATTGTTTTGCCATCAAAAAGACTGTTGGTTAGGTTTAAATCTAATCCTAATAAAGAGCCGTTAAACTCTCTAACGCGGTAAAGGTAAACAGTAGAATAGGGTATAGTATCTTGAGCGAATGATGCGGTTGAATACAGCATTATTAAAAAAAGTAGCTTTTTCATTGTGTGCGTTTTAACAAATATACAACTTAGGGGTTAAAAAAATAAATTGTAGCAAGTTTAATTTTGGTACAAATTATTTATTATGGACAATCAAATCAATGGTCGTGACATTATTTTAATGATCGACCCAACAGGCGGATCAAGCTTTGTAAACGTGATATGCTTAACTAGCAACACTATCACCAATTCATTAACCGAATTAGACGCAAGCTCAAAGTGTGGCAATAAGTTCATACAAGGGGCAAAGTTTGATTCATCTATTACTGGTGAAGGGTTTGTAATTGACCCCGATACAGGCGCACCAACAGACAAAGGATTTAACGACCTTTTTAAATTGTTTACCCAGCGTGCAACCGTGGGTATTAAGTTTGGTAAAGCAACCCCAACGACTGGCGATGCAGTTTACACCGGTACGGCTTTCATAACTCAATTAGAGGCAGTTGCGGGCGATGATGAATTGTACAAATTTACCATCACGTTTAAATGTGCGGCACCTCCATTTACTCAAACAATTACTTACTAATGTTTGAAATAAAATTGGAAAGCCAAACGATTCAACTTAAATGGGGAACGTGGGCAATGGCTAGAGCTTGTAAATTAGCGGGCGATTTAACAATCGATCAGTTCTTTACTTCTCTATTAGCAGGCTCTTTGGAGTTTGACAAGGTGTGTATCTTTCTTCGCGCAGGTGTTGAATACGCCAATAAGGGAGTTTGTGAATTTACTGATATGGACTTTTCCGAGTGGGTTGACGAGTGTGGCGGAATGTTTAAAGCGGACGGACAGATAAACGACTATTTCAATTATATCGTTACCTTAACCACTTCGCAGATTACACCTTTGCCGAACTCAAAGCCTGCAAAAAAAAAGCCACTAAAATAACGTGGGATGATATTTTAGTACAGGCGGTTATGTGTGGGTTGACAATAGAGCAGTTTTGGTCTATCACCTGGAAGGAATACACTATCTATCAAGAGGCTTACGTAAGAAAAGAACTGGCTGAATGGCAGCGAACAAGAAGGCTAGGTTATATTATGTATATCGCTAATTGTGATAAAAAAAATATCGTATCTGAGCAGAATTGGCATCCTTTGGCGAATGATGAAAAAGAAGACAAGGGCTTACCAATGAGCAACGAAGATGTAAAACGGACTTTGAGTATGTATGGTAAAACTTAAATAAAATGGATGGGCAGTTAAAATTAGTCATTACGGCGGACAACAAAGCCGCGTTAGCTGCTTTAAATACTACCGATGCGGCGTTATTAAAAACGTCCACTATTGCGCAAAAAACAGGCGCGCAAATTGCAAAAGGATCAAACCAAGCGGGGCAGTCTTTGGTCAATTTAGGGCGTATTGCACAAGATGCACCCTTTGGATTTATCGGAATCCAAAACAACTTAAACCCGATGTTGGAATCCTTCCAACGATTAAAGGCTGAAACAGGATCCACAGGCACAGCTTTAAAGGCGATGGCAGCGGGGTTAATGGGGCCTGCTGGTATAGGAATAGCGTTATCAGTTGGTAGTGCATTGTTATTGACGTTCGGAGATAAGTTATTTAACGCTAAGAAAAAAACGGATGAGGTTGCAATTGCCACGGCTGAATATACAAAGGTGATGCAGTCAGCTAATAAGCAAGCGGGCGAAGAGGTGGCTAATGCAAAAATACTTTATGATGCCTCGCAAAATATAGCTTTATCTATGAAAGATAGATTAAAGGCAGCTACAGAATTAAAAGATTTATACCCGCAATTATTTACACAATATTCCGCCGAACAGATTGCACTTGGTAAAGCTAAAGATGCTTATTCTGATTTGACAATCGAAATAATTAAAAACGCAAGGGCGAAAGCTTATGCCGAAAAAATAGGGCAACTAGAAACCGATAAATTTAATGCCGAAACACAAAAGGCTAAAATAAATAACGCTATAAACCAACAAAAAAACCCCGCTAAAACACATTATATTGGGGTTAAGGGTTTTGGTATGTTGGTAACAAAAGAAAAAGAAATACTAGGTTTAGAAAAAGAAAGAGCAAAAGCACTAAAAGAGCAAGATGCTTTAATTATAAAAGCAACTAATGAGCAAGGGTTTTATAAGTCTATAATGGGTGAAACTGCATTACAGCAAGGAGTTGTAAACGGGTTAAAAGAGAAAGAATTAAAAACAGGCAAATACATTCTTGATGATTTAAATAAATATTTACTTCTCACTACTGCAATTGATAAAAGTGGATTTAAAAAAGGTGACAGTTCGCCAATCGATACAGGTACAAAGGTAAGAGGCGGGTTTGATCCTAACATTGAAAAGCAATTATCGCAAAATGAAACAGATAAGAATTTAGCACTAATAAGCAGAGAGCAAATAATATTAAACAACGCTAATGCACAAAAAAAGGAAAACTACGAACTAGAGCAAGCTAACCAATTGGCAAATATAGGAACGCAGGCTTTTGCAACAATGTTTGATGCTTTATTAAACGGGGGGAATGTTTTTGATGCTCTAGGAAATTCAATAAAAAGAATGGTAGTTGATTTGGCGGCGGCTGTGGTGCAGGCATTTCTTTTTAAAGCGATAATGACCGCGCTTGATTCAGGTACGGGCGGAATAGTTGGAGGAGCCGTAAAAGTATTAGGAGGAAGGGCAATTGGCGGTGTTTCAACAGGCCCAAAAAGCGGTTACCCTATGATGTTGCACGGCACAGAGGCAGTATTAACACCTCACCAAATGACTGGTATTATCAACCAATCTATGAACGCGGGCGCAATGCAAGGGATGCAAAGCGGCGGCGGTGAGAGTGGTGGATCGTTTACTTTAAGAGGCAATGATTTGGTTCTTGCCTTACAGCGTTCAAATTCATCACTAAATTTAAGACGCGGCTAATGGCTTACGAAATCAAATATCGCGTTACGATAATAACTCAAGCGGGCGTAACGATGCGTTTAGACATGTTTGAAGATGCTTACTCTGGTGCAATTATTGAATATCCGGCAACAAACTTTCAGCTTCAATATATCCCATCAAGCGACGATCCTTTCGAAGCGATTTATGCCAGTCAATTAGCAGTCGGTATAGACGTGACGGATGATGTTAGTAACATGCCCGATTTCACCACTTTAAATGACAGAAAGTATTTATGCAAGTTATACGCCGCGGGTGTTTTAGAGTGGCAGGGGTGGGCATTGAGCGATAACGTTCAATTCTTATTCAGTACAGGCAGAAAGGAATTAGTTTTTAATGCGGTTTGCGGTTTGGGATTACTTAAAGACATAGCCTTTACGAGTGTTATAAGTACGAACACCAGAATGCAATTGATGAATATTATAACGATTTGTTTAGGTTTAGTAGGTTTCCCGACCAATTTAAACATATTAGATACATGTTCTATTTATGCCGTTGGTATGTCAGATAGGGATGTTGATCCTTCAAGTTCGCCTTTTTTTTGGGCATATACACAGCTTCAATCTTTGCTTAATTCTGAAAATGAATACGATAATTGTTTGCAAATTTTAGACGATATTATGATTTCATTTGGGTGCAGGATATTTCAAGCAAAAGGAGAATGGAATATTATACAAATGAATCAAGCATGTTTAGCTACCCCGTGGTTTACGAGGTCAGACGGCGCGGGAACAATTTTAAATTGGGGTACTTTAACTAACGTCAAAAATATCCCTACTGATATGATTTTTATCGGTGGAAGTCAAGTTAAGATATTTAAAAAAGGGTACAATAATATCAAATCTGTTAACACTGTTCAATATCCGTCTAATTTTATTTTTAACTCGGATTTAAAATTAAACGATGCGACAAATGCAACGGGTTGGGCAAAGACGGCTGATGCTGGAGGTACGGCAACGTTA